GGAACGATTCGTCGCTGAATTCCTCGTTGACTGCAACGGGGGAGAAGCCTATCGACGTGCGGGTTATGCCTGCAAGACGGATAACGCGGCCAGGGTTGGCGCATACCACCTGCGCAAGAAGCCTGAGATTGCCGAAGCCATCGAGAAGGGGCAACGGGAAAAGATCGAGCGCACGAAGATGAACGCGGACCGCGTCTTTCTTGAGTTGCAGCGCATCGTCACCTTCGACCCGCGCAAGCTGTTCGACGCTGAAGGCAGGCCGGTCCCGATCCATGAGCTTGACGACGACACAGTCGCCGCACTGGCTGGACTGGACGTATTTGAGGAATTCCAGGGCAGTGGCCAGGAGCGCGCGCTGGTTGGCTATACGAAGAAGTACCGCCTTGCCAGCAAGCTCGACGCTATCTCTCTGGCCATGCGCCACTTCAGCATGTTGAAGGACCGAGTCGAACACACCGGCGCCGACGGTGAAGCCATCAAAGTAGAAGACGTCTCGTCGATCGAGGCTGCGCGCCGGATTGCATTCCTGCTGTCGGCAGGTGTGCACGAACTTGGGAGCAAACACTGATGCCCTATATGGCCGCCCAATATCGCTTCAATAGCTACCGGAGCATGAAATGAAAACCCTTGGCACTCGCAATCCAACAGAAATTCTGTCATGCCCGAACTTTGTCCAAAGTTTCGTTCTTTCTTCTGGCGTGGCCCAGGCGTTCGATACGCCGACAGGCGCTGGCTACGTGGCATTCTCGATGAATTCTGATGTGTGGGTTTCATATGGAAGCACGTCTGCCACGGTGCCGGCCGCTAGCTCAACAGGTTCGAGTGGATCGGAGCTGAACCCGACAGTGCGCAATATCGGATCGACAGCGTCATGCACCGGTATCTCAATCTATTCCGATAGTGCCTGCAAGGGCTCTCTTGCCTGGTTCCATGTATGAAAAATCTCATCGCTATTTTCTTGGGGTTGATCGCCTTTGCCGCTTCCGCGCAGGGGCCTACATACAACACCCCGTCGCGCAATAACCAAGTGATCACTGGCGGATCGGTTAATGGCACGCCGATTGGTCAAACTACACCAGCCGCGGGCGCATTCACTTCGCTGACTACAACCAGCAACGCAGCCATCGGCACGACTTCGAGCAGCTGGGGGAGTGGCTTTCGTGCGATCGAGGTAGGTGCCCAAGGTAATGCCCTCTTTTCAGATACGTCCGGTAGCTTCAATACTCTCCTATCCAACAACGCCTACTTCGACGGCGGCAACTGGAGATACGTGCGTAGCTCAGCTGCGACGCACATCGAGCAGATCAACGGTGTCATCAACTTCTTTACCTCGCCAAGTGGCACTGCTGGCAACGTGATCTCGTGGACCAAGCAACTGCAAGTCGACGCGAACGGCGTTACTGCAGCAGCGGGCGCGTTCACTGTCTCTACTTCCATGACGGTAGGTAGCGCAAGCCTCACAGTACCTACAGGCGGGATCGGACTATCCAAGATCACAGCGGATGGTTCGGCTCCTGGTGCCGGCGGCGCAAAGTTGGAACTGGTCTGCGGAACGAATGCTGGCAGCGCGAAGCTGATCATGTATGCCGGTACCAGCACGACACCGGTCACCATCATCGACAACGTAGGCACTGGGGTGACGGGCTGTTGACATCCGCGGGGAGGGCCGTACCGGCGCGGCACACCGGAACACTCCGTAGCAGCTTCGGCGAGCAACGATAAAGGAGAGAACCATGCCATACAACAACAGCATTATGACCAGCCTGTACGGCCGACGTCTCGGCCTGCAGGCAATGACCACCGCCCAAACTGGCGGCACGCGCGGTGTGCGTGAATATCTGGTAGGCCCGGAGGCCATGCGCTCTGGCGTCAGCACAGCAGAGAGTACGGCCACCAATTTGGCCGCTGATGGCATTAGCGTATGCCCCGGTACCAGCGCCGCATCCAGTGCCGTGTACACGCTCGACCCGCCAATTCCCGGCGTGCGCAAGACGATCATGGGCGGCGTATCCAACGGGCCCGTTTACATCAAGACCGCCAACAGCGAAACCATCGTCTCGACCATCGGCAGCAGCTTCACGACTGTGAAGATCTCCAGTCTGGGCGGAGGCTTCGAACTGATCGGCCTGACCACCGCGCAGTGGCTGTCTATGGACCTGACCAGTGGTACATCGTCGCAGGCCAGCGGATTCGCGCTGACCACGTCCACCTAACCGAACTACCCTGGAGGAGGGAAATTCATGACCAAAATTGCACTCGTTGGCTCCGCGCCAAGTTCTATCAGGCTGGCACCAATCAACAATCCGGACTGGCAAATCTGGGGCTGTTCGCCAGGCGCATACGGTGTTGTCGGCCCACATGCTGACGTCTGGTTTGAGATGCACCGCTGGGAGCCACAAGTCCCCGGCCATGCTGGTACCGGTCAGGCATGGTTCACGCCTGAGTACTGCGAGTTCCTGACGCGCTTCAAGGGACCAGTCTATGTCGCCGACCCGGCGCCGCCTGAGCTGCCCACTGCTACGGTCTATCCGTATCAGGAGATGATCGACAAGTACGGCCCATTCTTCATGACGTCGAGTCTGTCGTGGATGCTGGCACTGGCACTGGAGACGCCGGGCGTGACCGACATCGCCCTGTACGGCGTGGATATGGCAGCCAACGAGGAGTACGCGTCACAGCGGCCTGGCTGCCAGTATTTCATCACGCTTGCTGTTCAGCGCGGTATCAACATCATCATCCCACCCGAGTCGGACCTGCTCCAGCCGTCGTACTTCTACGGCATCACGGAAACGCATCCGATGATGATCAAGCTGACCGCGCGCCGCAATGAACTGCTGGCCCGCAAGCAGGCGGCAGATCAGCGCGCACGCGCCTCGGCTGATGAATCCATCTTCTTATCCGGCGCTCTTGATGACATCGACTACATGATGAAGACCTGGGTGACATACCAGTCGTTCATCAATCCGGCGCAACTCCCGACCGGGAACGAGTCGCGCGCCGAGCAGATTTATGGCGGCGTACGCGGCGGTGGTATGGCTGAGCCACCAATCCAACTGCAGGCTGAAGGCTAAACCTGCATGGGCACGTTAGACGAGATCCTTGCCAAACTCGATGCCCTGCCCGCTGATGCGCGGCAGGCAACGGTTGCGCAGGCTGTCTCTCTAACCTCCACAATGCGCTGGCTGCCGAACCCGGGCCCGCAGACCGATGCTTACCTATCTCAGGCCGATGTGCTGTTGTATGGCGGTCAAGCTGGCGGCGGTAAGTCGCACCTTGAGCTTGGCTGGGCAATCAATGAGGCCGACAGCGGGATCATCTTCCGTCGCGAGCGCACACAGACCGACGGCCTTGAGAAAGAAGGCAAGAAGATCATCGGTGACGCGGCCAGCTTCAATGGCTCGGACCTCGAATGGACATGGTCGAATGGGAAGACGCTCAAGCTGGGCGGCATGAATCTTCCTGACAGCTGGCAGGATCACGCAGGCCGTGAGCGCGATTACATGGCATTTGACGAGGGTGGCGAGTTCCTCGAAGTGCAGGTCGCATCGATCATCGCTTGGCTGCGTGCGGCGCCCGGAAAGCGCACCCGAGTCGTGATCGGATCAAACCCGCCGCGCACAACTGACGGCCTGTGGCTGATCAAGTGGTTCGCGCCCTGGCTGGACGATAAATTTCCTGATCCTGCCACGCCCGGTGAACTGCGCTGGGCGGTGTACGTCACCCGCGATGGCGAAGGCCAGATGGTATGGACCGAAGGCCCAGGCGTCTATACGGTCGACGGCGAAGAATACACGGCCAAGTCCTACACATTCGTGCCGGCCAGTCTGGTGGATAACCCATTCCGCAATACGCCGGAATACCGTGCGCAACTCCAGTCCCTGCCCGAACCTCTCCGCTCGCAACTCCTATACGGCAAGTTCACCGCTGGCCTGAAAGATGCCGCCAACCAGTGCATCCCAACTGAGTGGGTACGTGCTGCACAGCGCCGATGGACTGAGCAACGCCCAGACGACGTCCCGATGTGCGCGATCGGCGTGGACTGCTCCGGCGGCGGTGAGGATCCGATGGTGATGGCGCCCCGCTACGACGGCTGGTTCGCCAAGCTAGTCAAAGTGCCGGGCAAGCAGATCCCGCAGGAGCGTTCCGGAGCGTATTGCGCGGGCATGGTTCTGGCTGAACGCCGCGATGGTGCTGTGGTCGTGGTCGACATGGGCGGCGGCTATGGTGGTCCGCTCTACGAGCATCTCCATGCCAATGAGATCGAGGCCATCGCCTACAAAGGTGCTGAGGGTACCACCCGCAAATCGCGCGAGGGTGGGCTGAAGTTCACGAACACCCGCAGCGCCGCCTATTGGCAGTTCCGAGAGGCCCTCGACCCAAGCCAGCCGGGCGGCTCAAAGGTTGCGATTCCTCCGGATCAGCGCCTTCTAGCGGGGCTCACAGCGCCCTCATTCGAGGTGACGCCGGCAGGCATCAAGGTTGAGCCGAAGGTGAAGTATGACGACAAAGGCAAGGTCAACGGTGGCGTCAAGGCTAAGCTCGGCTTTTCACCTGACGAGGCCGATGCAGTCGTAATGAGCTGGTTCCACGGCCCGCGCGAAACCACTCACGCGCTTGAATGGATCACCACCCGCGAACGTCACGGCATGCCAAGCATGGTGTCAAGCGGACGAGTTCCCCTCACCGCTACAAGGAGAAAATAATGTCCTCTGATCTTTCCTCGCTCATGGATCCGAAAACGATTCTTTCGGGCTCGGTCAATTACCTCAAGAAGTCAGTCACAGACCCAAAAACCGCTCTGACGACCTTCATGAGTCCTGCTATGGCCCCATTGACGAGTATGCTCAATGATCAGTCCAAAGTGCAGGCCCCAGCCTTGAGCACGCCGACTATCATGCCTGTGCCAGATGATCAGGCTGTACAGCAGGCCAAGCGCCGCTCGATCGCTGCGCAGATGGCACGCCGCGGCCGAGCATCGACAATCCTGACAGACAGCCAGTCGTCCGGCGAAACGCTGGGGGGCTGACATGCAAGCTAAAGAACTGGCCGAACTGGCAGAGGATCTGTTTGGGAAGAAGTCGCCGCTGAACTCACTGCATCAGGAGATCGCGGAGAACTTCTACCCAGAGCGTGCCGACTTTACCGCCAAGCGTCCTCTCGGCACGGACTTCGCCGCGAACCTGATGACGTCGTACCCGGTGACATGCCGGCGCGATCTTGGAGACCAGTTCGGCACGATGCTGCGCCCTACTGCGCGTCCGTGGTTTCACTGTGCGCGCAAGTTCTCTGAGCGCGATGAGACTGACAACACGGTACGCAAATACCTTGAATGGTTCGAGAACACGATGCGGCGCGCAATGTACGACCGTAGTTCGAAGTTCACCCGAGCGACCAAGGAGGGCGATCACGACTTTGCAGCCTTTGGTCAAACATGTATTTCCGTGGAGTTGAACCGCAAGGCGGATGGCTTGCTGTATCGCTGCTGGCACATTCGTGACATGGCATGGCAGGAGAACGCCGAGGGCGACCTGGGTTTCATCTCACGCAAGTGGAAGACCTCGGTACAGGTGATGGCATCGACGTTCGGCAAAGACATGCTGGATGAGAAACAGCAGAAGCTGCTTGCTACCGCACCATTCTCCGATGTGAACCTTATGCACATGGTGGTAGAAGCTGAGATGTACGACGATAACGCCAAAGGCCGGCCGCGCTGGTCTATCTGGTGGGATGTTGACAACGCCCGCATGATCGAGGCTAAACCGATTTGGGGTAAGCACTACGTGATCCCTCGCTGGCAGACCGTATCGTCTGCCATCTTTGGATCGCAGTATTCGTACTCTCCAGCTGTGATCGCGGCTTTGCCTGATGCGCGCCTGATCCAGGCGATGACGTTCACCTTGTTGGAGGTGGGCGAGAAAGCCGCAAATCCTCCACTCATCGTAACGAAGGATGCAGTACGTTCGGATGTGGCCGTGTTCGCCGGCGGGATTACTTGGGTGGACAAGGAATACGACGAGAAGCTGGGCGAAGCTATTCGCCCTCTCAATCAGGATTTCCGAGGCTTCAACTTCGGCGTGCAGATGGCAGCTGACACACGATCGATGCTGCACAAGGCGTTCTATCTGGATGCGTTGACGCTACCGGAACGCGCGCCCGAGATGACGGCTTACGAGGTTGGCCAGCGGGTGCAGGAGTACATCCGTAACGCCCTGCCGATCTTCGAACCGATGGAGCACGAATACAACGCTGCTCTGTGTGAGGAGACGTTTCACCTG